GTTCTCCACCGGTCAAAATAAAGGTCTGTAAATAACTGGTTAGGGTTAGCATCGGTAAACTCTCCCTCTAAAAATCGTTTTCTAAGCCTTGCTGATAATCCCTCAAGTGTCTTAATGTACCCATCGGATAGATTCTCTTGGTTGTCCTTTGGGTTGATCTGGAAATAAGCATAATCTTCTGGGTTATAAATATTAACCCCTGTATCTGGGTCACGCTTTTGTACAAATATCTTGTAAGTCCAATGGTTTTTGTCGGGAGGGTTACAGTCAAAGAACATCCGAGGTTTTAAAGGCTTCATTTCTATTTTGCCTTTTACCTGTATTTGTTGATTAACTCGTTGCGCTAACCTGGTCATAGCAATACCTACTGAACCCCAGGCAATTTGACTGGATTCGTTCAAATAGATACTTGCAAATTCCATCCCTAAAATCTTCTCCGTTCTTTCTTTATCATCCAATCCACCAAACCATATTTCAGAGCCGTTATCTAGCTTTGCAAACCAATGGGTTTTATCTACCTTGTAATTTACTGTTGGATAACAAGTAGACATAACCTTTGGGAATGTATCGTATACCACCGAATTGACAACGTGATTGAACCTAAATCTCAAAATAGTGTGCCTTGAACCTGGAGCTTTAATTGCTCGAGTAACAATATTCCTTGTAATTACAAAAGTCTTTCCCGACCTAGAACCGCCAAATAGCATTACATAAGTGGCCTCACCACTCATGATTTCCATCGCCTTAATTTGTTTATCGGTATATTTAAGCGTCATTATCTGTGGGTACTTGCATTAGCAATGGGCCACCATTCGCACCAGTTACCTCAGTCTTAGTCGTTTCAGACCACCTAAGTTGTGTTTTTGTCCACCAAATCAACGCAGTCGTATCCCCACTTGTTGCCTTGCTAAATAACGTCTTGGCTATTTGACCGTTCGCCTTTGCCTTCCCCAAGTCCAATTCAACCCTGTAATATTTTCTAAGGGTCTTGTCGTCTATCCCTACGAGAATCGCTATCTGTTCGTGAGGCAAGCCTAATCCGCTAGTGCTTTCCACCATCTTGCGTGATTCATCGGTGACGATATGTTCTCTATTCATTTTATGTAGGGGAATTTAAACACTTTAGGTTACTTTTGTCAAAATGGAGCGTATGGGTAGGTGTTGCACCTCCGCTGTATCGAGGGAATCGACCATCGCCTGCTTCACACGCTTAGGATAAGGTTTTGCTAACTTTTGCACTTGTGTTCTCATTGCTTCATCAAGTGGCATTAAGTATCTGTGCTTTCCGACTGTCTTGACTATTTTACATTCACTTGGCTTAACTGTCTTGCGTTGTTCGCCTTGTTGTATGTTCCACCCTTTCTCGCTGACTTGACGAGAATGTAAGCGTTTACCCTTATGCCAGTATTCAACGCCTGGAACTGTGTCTCCGCAGTAAATCCAGTTACCCGCTTGATACACGCCACCATGATGTCCGTATTGTGGGTCTGCGAACGATACAACTAATCTCAGATTTGGGCTGTTCTTCTTTAGAAACATTAAAGCAAACTTAACTATTCTGCTTACTGTGCTTTTGTGGCTTGTCAAAGCGATACGAGTCAACTCGCACCCTTCGTCTTGCTTTAGCCCGTATGGAGTCATCAGATTAGACGATGCACCCCTACTGAAGATGACTACACCGATGAACTTTCCGTCTTCCCATGCGCCTATCTTGACTAATGGCGGTACAGGGATTGATTTGCTGTAATGCCATGTCGTGCAAGCGTACTTAGCAGCGTCATGACTAGCCCAATCAATTTTGAGACTAGGCTTGTCGGGCATCAAATTCTTTTCCGCAATGAGGGCAAGCAATCCACTTTGGGTCAAGTTCGTCTAATTTGCCCTGTTCGTCTTCTGTCGCAGGCTCAAAGTCTGGCTTATCTAACAACTTTTGCAGTTCTTCAGTATCAAAGCCCAATATGTCGAGCGCAAAGCCATCTGCTAATAAGTCGTTTATCTCTATCGTCAGCATTTGATTGTCCCAACCCGCACTAAGTGCTAGTCGGTTATCAGCGATGATATAAGCTTTCTTTTGCGTCTCGGTTAAATCTTTTAATTCTATTGTTGGGACAACTTCGTACCCCAACTTTCTAGCTGCCATTAAACGACCATGACCGGCTATTATTCCGTTATCACCGTCAATCAGTATTGGGTTAGTCCATCCAAATTCTTTAATGCTTGCTGCTATTTGTGCAACTTGCTCGTCTGAATGTGTCCTGCTATTTTTAACGTATGGTATGAGTTCCGTTACGGATTTCTCAATAATTTCTATTTTGGGTTGTGATTTAACTGTTTTCTTCATGGTTGCCAATTGTATGCTTAAATTGACGTATTGCAAACTATTTGTTTACTGTGTTGAATTTGGGACGGTTCGCATAAAGCAGCGTTCTTTTTGTGCACCAATTCTTCGTGATTTACGGAGCTAAACCGTATTACCGTCCCAAAATCTTTACTGGACAGGGTTTCCGTCCGTTTGTTCGCTTTCCTTTTGGATCTTTGCCTGGTATTGGCTGACCTGGATTGCTACTTGTTGTCTGAGTTTGTTCACCAGTTGCTCGACTTGTGCCATTGGGAGACTTCCTAGTCCTGCAAAAATAATATCTGTCTCTTGAGTTGATAGATCAGAGAACGTGATTTTTAGTGGGTTCATGGTTGTTTTTGGGTTGATAAAAACGAATGTAAGTCACCTAAATAGGTTGGTGAGTATACATCTGAAATATCGAAATCTTTTGACTTTAAGCCAAGCATTGTATGCAGATCTTCTAAATAGTTTTGTGAATGTGGGTTAAGATTAGTGTTTATAAATAATTTATCGGGTGAAACATCGTAGGATTCCAAAGGAAAGGTATTTAATCTTTCCTCCGGTGTCATATTCATTCTGGCTTGAGTTGCCCTAGCTTCAGCTTCACCGGCAGAACGTCTATATGCTTGCATCCTTCCAACGCCATTTTCTTGATCCGTATTTCTTATTGCCATATTCATAAGTTCTTCGTCAGTCAAACCATTTGGAGATGAATATGGATTAGATGGATCGTATTTATTATGTTCTTTTAATTGTTCGTATTGATCTTTAATTATTTGTTGACGAACACCGGCAGGATAAGGCCCTTCTGAACTTGCTCCAGTAGCAAATCCTTCTCTTTGCTGAATAGCATGTTGCGCTTCATGCAAAAAAGTGCTTTTAAGGTTTTCTAAATCTGGCGCATTACCACTAATTGATTCGTTTTTCAGTTGATCGTTAACTGTTGTTTTGTAGTATTTTCCAGTTGTTTGCGCCCCTGGAGTTAATTCCCCAGTAGATTCAATATTTCTTAAAGATGGATAAGCCTGGTATAAATCAGGGTGAACCAGATTGCTTGGCAATTTAGATTGAGATTCATATAAATCGTTTTTAATAGCATTTTTAGCTTTAAGATCTAAATCCTTAAAATCTTTTCCATGAATCAATTTTGCAGTTAAATTTAACTCTCGATCCATTTCTTCAGGAGATAAGTTTGCTCTACCTTTAGCCGATAAATCACTCATTTCCTGTCTTAATCTACCGTCTGGACTTCTAAAAGTGCCAGTTTGTTTCCAAGCATCCGCAGGAGAAACTCCTTTTTCCTCTAGTTTAAGGAATTTTTCTGCTGCGTCTTTGTTCCAAATTGATGCTTTTTCACCAACAAACATGCCTCCCATTACGGAATTTGCCATTTCGTCAGTGATGTATTTATCTGCCCTCAAATCCGCTAAAGTGGGTTGCTCACCCCTTATCTTGGCTCGTTCTACACCAATGGATTGATTTAGATTTTGATTGAATTCCCTGGATCTGTCGTTAGCAAATCCCAACATCTGCATAAGACTGTTTTGTGGGTCACTTAGAACGTCAGATGCCCTGCGTTTGTAACTGTCAATCGTAGAGTAAAGATCAGCTATCGAGGGCATTTTAGTTTATCGTCTGAGGTTGTTGATCTATTGTTACTTCTAATCCAAACTGCTTTAAAACTATAAGCCAGTCATGAGCAATGACTAAAGCGTAGCCATCACCGATTAAAGTGATGTTTACCTCTTGAGTTTCGTCATCTATGTCAATAGTGACGTTTGCCCTGCTCACTTTTTCTTTTTTTTCTTTTCAGCTTCACGCTTTTCAGAATAGGCAATTGCGAGGGACTGCTTTAACGGCTTTCCCTCCTTCAATTCCTCTTTCAAATTAGACTTAAAAGCCTTCTTAGAAGATGATTTTTTAAGAGGCATTTTATTGACCGTGGATGATTGCGTAGTTGAGCTTTACTGCCTCAGACAATGAACCACCTGATATGTTTTGTAAGCCAATAATTGCACTTCCGTTGCTCATTGAAGCCACAAAAGATACATAAGTTCCTGCCGTTGCAGTTCCGCCACTTACGTTAACAATCAATACATCCCTTGGGCTGATTAAGGAATTATTTAGAGTAAAAGTAACAACTGTGCTTGCTGCTAAGGCTGCGTTGTTCATCGTAATTTGACCATTGGAAAAATTACAAGTAACTGCGGTTGCCTTGCTTGTTGCTTGAGTTGCGGTACTCTCAGCAGCTAAAGAATAACCAATTTGTTGATTAGCAAAAACAGTATCAAATACTGGGTCACTGACCATTACACCTAAATAATTACTCATAATCTACCCCTATTTTTTCAATTTAATCTTAGAAAGAGCCTTCATCTGCTCGTCAGCGATCCGCTTTGCAGCAGACATTCTTGACCGACTTGCCTCTATTTCTCTTGCTTGCTGAAGCGTTCTAAGGTCAGATTCTGCTTGCCATTTCTTTTCTTGAGCCATATCTCGGCTCGGCATGGAAAGAACCTCAACCTTTTTAGCGACTTTTGTAGCCATTACTTGTTACCAGAATTGATGTTCTTCTGTGGGAGCATTGGAACTCCGTTTGTGAGGTTAGGCTCTTTCTTTGGGCCTAATGGAGGACGCATCATTGGTTTTGCGCCTTCTCTGCACTCAGATGCGTAATCTGCTGCGGTCTGTAGGTGACCAGGGTCTTTTAAACCTGATTTACCTTCTTTATTCTTTTCTGCGTCCGACTCATAAGTCATTCTTTTACCCATTTTCAATACTCCTTAAGGATTTTTCTGATCAGATTACCGAATTATCACAAAATCTCAAAATTTGTCAATGAAACTCGGATTTCAACATTTTAACCTTGTTTCGGTAAATTGTAATAATTTCTTTTAGATCGTCAATCGTATATTTTTTAGGCTCAAAGTCCGTTTCTAGCCTGACAACTGCCTCAACTCCCAATTTTTTAATGAGATTCATCCGGTAGTGGATGATGTTGCCAGAAAGATGATTGTTGCATGGGGCGCATTGCCGGTGTACGTTTTGCTCGTCAAACCTCAGATTTGGCCTAGAACCCACCGAAACGAAGTGTCCGGCATGATACTGACCTTGATGAAATCTTTGGCAGGAAATGCAGGGTTCGGCTTTATCTCGCTCCCGAATAAACTCGTTAAATAATTTTTGAGCATCCTTCATCCAGTCTGATCGAGTTTTTAGGCTCTCCAAGGCTTTTTTTGTCTTTATTCTATCGAGTCTCTCAACCTTAGCCTTTTCCTTCTCCTTGGCTTGATTGACAAGGATTAGGCTACATTCTGGGTTGCATGCCTTGTGGGTCATGCTCCGCTTGGTGAATTCTGCCCTGCAAACCTTGCATTTAGTCATTGGGAGTCCATTTGGTCATTTAACTGGTTAGGCCAGAAACAAGGAAAATTGCCTAAATCTGACATCCTGGAGTGCCTTGTTAACCTCCCAAGTCTCATTTTACGGTCTTCCCAGTAAAGTTAAAACTGAATAAATGACAATAATGTAAATTGCATACTCAATCAAGTTTTCAGTCTTTTCAAACCAATCTTTCTCAATTCCTAGTAGCCATTCCTGTATCCAGTCTTGATCTGGGTTGTATTGATTCCTTAGTTGCGGATCGTATCTGCATCCAATCTTTATCTTGCCGGTGTCGTAAGGAGGTACTTTAGGCATTTTTTTCCTTTAATTTAGCTTCTAAAGCGACTGCAAATAAATAAAGTTCTTCAATGTAACAATCTTCAATGTCTTCATCTGTTAACCCTACCCATTCTTTAGTTTGTGGTGTGGTGTAGAGCTTTGTCCAGTTAGGTAAAGAACGCCACGCACCAATGCCTACTATCTGCCGACTAAAATTATCCTCAACCACTTCAGCTACGGGTTCACCCTGCTTTTGCTTTGGAAACGCTCGTGCACCACCTCCACAAATTGGACAATCAATTTCTTGCCATCCAAGTCTTGCTAACTGTTCACCCTGATCTTGCTTTAATGCTTCTTCTAAGGCTTTAATTGCACTTTGAGCTTTATCTGCCCAGTCACTATCAACTATTTCATCGTGCCAATTACATCCTCCAAAAACTTCAAGTGCTTGTTTTATTGCTTCTTTAGTCATGTGTTTTTTTCTTTCAATGCTTCGTTTATGTGAGTATAAAAAACCCAATTTAATGATTCACCACTTTTAATTGCTTCTTCTTGTACACCTTCATATAACAATTTAACTTGTGTTGGCGTTAACTCTACCCATTCTTTTTTAATCTTTGCTTTAAGCACCAAAGGTTTACCACCTTCAACTTCGACTTTAGTAACCCCTGCCCTTGGGTGTACCCATTCTAAAAATTCTATTTCTACATTCATCTTCGTTCTTCCTTATTTATTCCAAGTTGTATTTCCTCTGATCTGATCTGCCTATCCAAATAGTTTCTCAACCATTGGATTCCCCCAAGTGTCTTAAACATATCTCGCTGATTTTCAGTCATTCTCAAACCAATGTTTACTTTTGATCCTGTAATCTCACTTTTCGACCTCGGCATAATCATCCTCAAATTTTACGTTATGTTCAGCACCAAAAGCCATGATCAACTCTAGTAGTTCGCTCATTTCGCTTTTGTTCATTTTAGAAGTTGATTGACCTAAAACCACAAACCCAGTTCCATCAATATTTGGTACAACCTCTTGTTTTTTAATTGCAGACGAAAATATGTGTTTCCAATCCTCTGCGCTTAGTTTCCTTCCATGCCAGACTACTTGTTTAGCAATGTCTGCCAAAGATGCCCAGAGTTTGCTATTTTGCTCCAAAGATCGGTTCATAGGCTTGCACTCTACAACCCAACCCTCGGGAGCTACTGAAACAAACTCTTTAGCCCTTTGCCTTGCCTCAGAGTGGCTGAGAACGAATATTCTTTTGTCCGTACTCATACATTGTCTTCTTTAGCATTTGGTACATTGATCGACCTGATTCTTTTTTAAGTTGAGTTTGTCTTCCAACTCGCCTTACATCTGTCTCATAGTTGTGATCAGAAACGTCAATGTTGTTTTCTCTTAATGATTTTCTGAGTGCTTTTGCTTTTTTTGCGTTCATTAGAATTTCCCATCAAAAATATTACGTTTTGGTAGACATTGCAAATCAATCACAATATCCGTTAAGTATCCGCTGACCAGTCTTTTAGAGAATACCGGCACTGCCCTAAGACCTGAGTTCTCGCATTGGATCGTAGCCGAAATAACTTCCTCCCTGCTCATCTGCTGCACCTTGGGGTCAAGGACAATAGGAACTACTGGAGGGTTAGCGTATTGAACCGGCGCAGGAGTTGTCGAACATCCTGCAATAATTAAAAATATAAGTAAATATTTCATAATTAAGCCTTTAATGAATAAACTGCAACGATTACATCTTTTCCAAATTGGTTTTTAACATGCTTTCTTGAGGAGACTATCTTTTTACCATCGTCCTTCAAATTTCTAATCCTCGCTGCCAATCTAAAGCATCCAAATAGCCTAAGAGCATCCATTGCGGTTATCGACTTACCTTTTTGTAAATAATTTAATATTTGTTCGTTTTGTGATTTCATCTTCAATTTTCCTTAGTTGTTAATAAACTTACACTTTCTAACTCTTTGATTCTGTTTCTTACGTCCCTCCCTAAGTTTTTAAATATTGGCTCGGTTTGCATTTTCTCTTTCACAATCCCTCTTGTATATTCTCTCCATCCTGGTCTTAGTGCTAATTGAGCATAGAACTTGACGATTGATTCATACTCTGCATCCCAGTCAAACATTTTCAAACATCCAAATTCGCATTTCGGGCTTGGGTCTAGTTCCACTGTTTGATCTACCGTCTTTTACCGGTCTGACCCTTTTAAACTCATCACGTCTGATAGGATACTTTGCTCGGTCTAGTTCTTTGATTGGTATATCCCATCTTGGGACTGGTTGCCAAATTGTTTTAATCATACTAACCCCATAGATTTAGCCATTTGTATAACTTTATCTTTGTAAATATGCCAATGCTCCATTTCGTCCCAACTCGGCAATTTACAAACTTCGGCTAATTTTTCAATTCCAATCCTTGTATCAAGATCATAAATTTCTCTAGAACTTTTGCATAACTGTCTAAATTTTATAGCTGATGGAGGAAAGTCACCATCCATGTTTTTCAAGGCATGATCCAAAATATCCTTAGATTTTAAAAAGTCACCAAGTTCCTCAGTCCAAACCTGTCGCATAATTTGAGAATCTACATCCTGCCAATGCCTAATAAAAGTCTGGCCATAAATTGCGTACATTTTGCCAAAAATGTAATCCAAACCATCATCAGGACTAGACTGGTTAATTATTAATAAGTTTGACATTTTTATCACCTCCTAATAATCCCCTGGTTAACCCAGAAATAAATTCCTGCTTTTTGACAATAGCTGCAGATTGAGATTTATCTTTTACCCAATCTGCCTTAAATCCTCTCCATCCTCTAGCAACTATCTCGGACAATGCCTGTTCAAGAGTCCAACCGGCTTTATCTGCCTCCTTTTGGATAGACTTGATTACGGTTTCAGAAACTGTTGCCCTGGATAACTTTCTTTGTTTAACAAAAGATTCCCAAACATCGTCAGATACACCGAATGGTGCTTGTATTTCTTTATTATGGTTATTGGTTAATGGTTTATGGTTATTGGTTGCTATTGGGGTAGCATTAGGGGGGCTATAGCCTGGCAATGGGGGGGCTATAGGGGGGCTATTCCATCTTTTATCAGCTCCACGCTTTCCGGCCTCAGAATATGATCTAAATTTGGAAATTTCCTCATCAGCTCTAGTGTGTATAAACCCTTCAGGGGTATCTAAAAAGAATTCGTTAAGAACAGATAAAACTTCTTGTTCTTGGTCTTTCATGCCTATTTGCCGAGCAATATCCCGTTGTTTAATTGGCAATTCATGTAAATAATAATGATCTAAAAGCCTACGAAAAGCCAAATCCTCCATCAAAGTCAAATGATGTGTATGGGTTTTGTAGTCCCCAATATGAAATTGATAATAGTGCATTTAATTTTCAAACCCTTACAAGACCCTGAAAGAAACCTCGGCAGGAGGGGTCTGATCTCTTTTCGATTCGGGGATCAATCCGAATCTAGCCGTGTTTCAACAAATTATAACTCTTTTTTTGTGTACTTTTTCAAAAATATTTTAGGAAATTGTATTTTAACTAATGGGGGTATTCCCCTAGTATTCCAATTATTTACTCTTTGTTTTTTAAACCCTAAACGCCTAGCCAAAGTGGTTGATCCACCTAATAAAGCTATTAATTCACGGTCTAATTCAATTTGTTTTAAGTTCATAATTGAATCTTATCATCTTTTTTTAAAAATATACATATTGTGTATTTATTTTTCAACAATTTGTGTACTTTTCCCAAAATTGGTATATACTCAATCCCAGACGCTACAAACCTGTACGTCATTTAACTAAGGAAAACTGAAGATGGAAAATAAAAATCTCCCCTCAAAATCCAATTTGGATTACTACCGTGATGGATACCAAGACGGTATCGTATCAGTCCTAAATCTAGTCCATGACTACACCGGACACAAAATAACTTCCCAGGCTGAATTAATTAAGTTTGTTCGCAGACTTGAGCTTGATGCTTTATATCCACCACTCAAGGAGATCAAATAATGGACAAAGAAGATAAATTAGTCGTTTACGCTTGCATCATTATTTGCGTATTTATTATTGGATATTTAACAGGGGCACAGGTATGACACAAACTAATCAAGGCGGGAAATTAATTGCTACGGCATTTGTCAAGGCTCAACGTGAGTTTTCTCCGGTTCTTAGAACTGCGGTCAATCCTCATTTCAAATCTAAGTTTGCCAAACTAGAAAATTGTGTTGAGGCAGTACTTGGAGCTTTGAATAACAACGGAATTGCTCTTATTCAAAAGTCATACGATTGTGATGGAGGAATAATGATTGAAACCGTATTCCTGCATGAATCAGGTGAAACTTTAGAGACTGGGATTCTTAGATTCCCAATAGCTAAAAACGATCCACAAGGCGCAATGGCTTGTTTGACGTATGCAAGACGAGGTTCTTTAATGGCTGCATGTGGCATTAGTCCAGAGGATGACGATGGAAATGTTGCCAGTAATAGACCTGAAACATCAGTTAAAACCGTTATCAAACAACCTGAGTTTAATGAATCCGTAGCTGCCGATCTAATTACCGCTATTGGTGACTGCCAGGACTTAGACGAACTGGAAAAGGCTTTTAAAGTAGCTTACAAATATTGCGTGAATAACGAAATGTACAAGTCTGCTACTGTTAAAGCTAAAGATCAAATGAAGACAAAATTAGGGAGCAAATAATGACAACACAAAACGAAATCAGAGCATCCGAGTCACAACATTGGTATACCAGGTTGGGTGAGCCAATGTATACAGTTATTGGTAAAAATGGAAAAGAAAGACCGACAACTTTAAGAGACGGTAGAGCATTAAATTTAGTCCCAAGTGTTACAACAATCCTTAATGTCGCAGCTAAACCGGCTTTAAACATTTGGATTCAACGCCAAGTTCTAATGGCTGCACTAACCCTGCCAAAGCGTCCAGACGAGTCCGAGGAGGACTGGATTAGCCGAATTATGCAAGACTCCAAGGAGGAGGGCAAAGAGGCAGCTAACCGAGGTACTGAAATCCATGCGTCCATTCAGGGATACTTTGAGGGCAAAGGCTACGGTAATCATCCAGATCACGTTCAATCTTTTGAGGATTTGATCACCGAGAATTATGGACGGCAAACTTGGATTCCTGAAATGAGCTTTGCTAATGAGCTTGGATTTGGAGGAAAGACCGACTTACATACCACCGAAGGGCATGGAGTTGTGATTGACGTTAAGACCAAGGAATTTGACAAGGATGACAAGATTGTTGGCTATGACGAGCACTTAATGCAACTTGCAGCTTACCGCATGGGTCTGAGACTTCCGCATGCCGAGTGTGCCAATGCTTTTGTATCTCGCACCGTACCTGGCTTAGTTGTCCTCCACAAATGGACGGAGGAAGACCTTAAAAAAGGTTGGTTAATGTTCACTAACTTACTTCAATTTTGGCAGACTAAAAATGGACACAAATAGATATTTAAACTATTACGAACTTAGGCATCTGGAGTGGTATTACATGGTTCTAGCTTTTGACCAGTTTGAAAAGCATGATGTACTTCACTGGATGTATTTATTTAACTCGGCTCAATACCGAACTTTAGCAGACGAACTAGAAAGGGGAAACAATGTTCAACCAAATTCAAATTATCGGTAATTGTGGGAAAGATCCAGAG